GGCAAGCCGAAGTACTACCACGCGTTCATCGGCGGCAATTTCCGTATCGATGAGATCCAGGCGGCGGTGCTGAACATCAAGCTGAAGCATCTCGATGCCTGGAGCGCGGCCCGGCAGCGCAATGCCGCCTTCTACGACGCCGCGTTCGCGAAGGCCGGGTTGGCAGACCGGATCTCGACGCCAAAGCCCGCGCCCGCAGGCGCACGCCACATCTACAACCAGTACTGCATCCGCGCGCAACGTCGCGACGAGCTGCGCGCGCACCTCGCCAACGCGAACAAGGCGGTGGACAAGGAAGGGCGCAAGCTCAGGATCGTGAAGCGGAAGTACAGCCTCAAGATCGACCTTGCGGTCGCGCTGGCGATGGGGGCGTATCGAGGGCAGGCGGTTCTTGATCGGCCATCCGGCGCGGATCTGATAGGCTTTTGATGCGCTACACGCTGCTCAAGCTTGCCTACTATCCGCCCTGGTGCGTCGGCGTCGTCGTCGCGTGCGCCGTCACCGTCGCGTTGTTCGTGTGGTTTTCCGTGGTCGCGGGCTACCGGGCGGTCCGCCCGATAGGAGATGGCGATGAGTCTTGACACCGTGCTCGCGCGCACGCGCGGCCAGCGGCCCGCAAAGGCCGCAGTAGCCGCGCCGGCCTTCCTTCGCGCCGGCGCCTCGAATGAGCGCTACTACCTGCCGGACATGGCGCGCGTGGAGAAGCAAGCGGAGCTGTACCAGTGTCTCTCATGGCTGCAAAGCGCCGTCGCTATCCTGGCGCGCACGGCCGCCGCTGCCGCCTACAACGTGAGCGCCAGAGATGGCGAAAGCACCAAGCCGATCGTCAATCACCCGTTCGAGTTGACCTTGCAGCAGCCGAACCCGCTGCAAAGCCGCTTTGAACTACTCGAAGCGACATTCGCATGGCGCAAGGTCGCGGGCAACTGCTACTGGTTTTTGAACCGCGCGAATGAGACGACGCCGCCGGAGGAGATCTGGATTATCCCGGCGCACCAGATCCAGCCGGTGCCCGACGGCTCTTCGTTCTTGCGCGGCTACCTCTACGACGCGGGCGACGGGCGGCCCATCCCGCTCGAACCCTGGGAGGTCTGTCACTTCAAGACCTTCAACCCGCTGTCCAAGTACGTCGGACTCTCGCTTGTCCAGTCGATCGCGCTTGCGGGGAGCGCGGACCTGGCGGCGCAGCGCTACAAGGCGAACTTTTTCGCCAAGGACAACGCCAAGCAGCAGGGGATTATCGCCTTTGCCGACGCGATCGATCAGGACCGCTGGGATCGGATACGCGAGGAGGCGAACGAGCGGCACGGCGGCACGAAGAACAGCCGCGTCATGTGGCTGCGCGGCGTCGGCGCGGGCGGCGTCCAGTGGATCGCTACGCAGATGAGCGACGCCGATATGCAATTCCTCGATCAGCGCCGCTTTACGAAGGAGGAGATCTACGACCTGGTGTCGCCGGGCCTGTCGTCCATCCTCGCGGTGAACGCTACCGAGGCGAACAGCACGGCCGGCAAGGACACGTTCCTCTCGTTCGCGGTCTACCCCGAGCATATCGCGGTCGCGGAGAAGATCACGAACGATATCCTGCCGAGCTATGGCGACAACTTGGTGGGCGCGTTTGAGGACGTGCGGCGCGTGGATACGGCGGTGGAATTGGCTGAGCAGGAAGCCTACGAGCGGACGCACACGATCGACGAAGTGCGCGCCAAGTACTACGGCGACGGGCCGCTGCCGCCCGACGTGCGCACCGTCGCCCAGGGACCAAAGCCCGCGCCGGTCATCCCGCCGAACCCCGACGCGGCGATGTCCGATCAGAGCGTCGTCAACGCGGGCAAGGCGATCGATCTCAGGCGCTGGCGCGACAAGGCGGCCAAAGCGTTTGTCGCCGGCCGGGCCGTCGATGTGCCGTTCGATCCCGACTTCCTGAGCGATGACGAGGCCATGCGCGTCCGCGCCGCCCTCAAGCGCGCGCGGACGGCGGACGAGATTAAGGCGGCATTTGAGGTTTAGCCCGGTCAACGAAAAGTTGGCGGATGCCATGACGAAAGCGCGCGGGCTTTCTCCTTTCGCCGCGCGGCTGCCGGGCACTTTTAAGGAGACAACACGATGACCCGCAACCTGCTTCATGCCGCCCTGCTCGGCGGCGCGCTCGGCGCGCTGGCCTGGCTGTTCGTCGCGATGCTGCGGGCGTGGGGGATTGCGATCTAGCATGACGACGCTCGCAACGCCACAATGCAGCACCACACCCGAGGTCAAGGCGCTGGCGACCGTGCTTCGCGACAAGCTGATTGCCGACGCGCGGCAGGCCATGAAGGCCGCGCGCGAACTGGAGCGGCGGTACGAGTTGCCGCCCGCCAAGGGGATGAGCGAGCGATGATACACGCGCTTTGGTCCTGGCTACGTGGTGAGCGGTGGCTTGTGATAGCCGTCTCGGAATATCCCCACGGGCGGGCGATTTGCTATCGGCAGCACCGCGCGTGCGTTATCGAGCATCGGCATATCGACGGGACGCGCCACGCCGCCATTCCGAACGGGACGAGTGATGAATGGCATTGTCTTGATTGTCACGCCGAGCATGACATGATGTTCCACACGGATATTGACGAGGTACGACGAACTATTAGCGCTCGCAATCATCGCCAGCGCTGATTATTGACAACTTGTGCTATACTAGTGCCAGGCGAGGTTGCGGGTTCGACTCCCGCCAGGGCTTCGGCTCTGTAGCTCAACTGGCAGAGCACCGGGGCGGTATCCACTCCGCCCCGCAAAAATGAATACCTAGCCCACTGACCACTCGCGGTCACTACGGCGCTTTTGCTCTGGACGGGGAAAACCCCACCGGCGCAAGGGCGCCGTTTTTTGTGCCAACAATAACCGGAGGCTGCACCTATGGCCGGACGCAGGATATCCCGCGCGAATATGCAGCGCATCCAGGCGATTGCGGATCACGCGATTGCGATGGGCGCGAAGCATCCCGGCACGCCTGACTACACCCCGATCGGCAAAGCCGATATGAGCCTGAATGACCAACTCACCGCCGTGGCGCGCGCGGTCTACAGCACGGCCATGGCGCCGATGGATGGCTACTGCTCGATTGAGGAGACGTTCGACAGCTACGTCATTATCGAGATCTGTCAGGGCGGCGGGATGGAGACCTACTGGCGCGCGGACTACACCACCGACGCCAGCGGCGCGGTCACGCTCGCCGGGCGCGACGCCTGGGTGCAGGTGGAGGAAGTGTGGCAGCCGGTGACAAGCGCGGCGAAGGCCGGCGCGGTCCTAGCCGACGACGATGCGGCGACGCACTACGCCAGCATGAAGGCGATCGGTGATCGTCTGCTTGAGGTCAAGGTCGCCTACTACGGCCACAAGAACGGCAAAGACTCGCACGGCGAGTACTTCAGTCCGAATACCGACTTCGACGCCGAGAACTTTAGCGCGCCCCCGCTCCTCTACTACCACGGCTTTGATGCGGCCGGCAAGCGGATGGGGAAGCCCGCCGTCACCGGGAAGTTCGTCAGCCGGCGCGATGGGAGCGACGGGCACTACCTGACCTACAAGCTCAAGAACACGAAATACGCCGATCGGCAATGGGAGAGCGCGCAGAAAGGCGAGTGCGTGGTCAGCCCCGGCACGATCGGTCATCTGATCCGCAAGGACGCGAGCGGCGAACTGCTGTACTGGCCGCTGGCCGAAGTCTCGGCCTGGGACTACGCGCCGAACCGCGCGCCGGCCAATCTGCATAGCGTCGCCGTGCCCGCGCTCAAAGCCGCCTATCTTGAGGCGGGCGTTCCGCTCCCCCCGATCCTTGAGACCACGCCGCCAGAGGCGCCGGGCGACGGCGCAAGCGCGGGTGAGCAGATAAGTCCCGACGAAGCCGCGCGCTACATCGTGACGCAGGTTACGAGTGCGCTCATTGCGAAACACGCAAGGACAACTACATGACACCCGAGGAATTGCAGGCGATGGTCAAGGACACCTTGCTCGCCGCGCAGAAGGAAATTGACGATCAGCGCGCCGCCGAGGCCG